CCGAATCCGACTCCTGCGCCGAGTCCCGCACCTGGTCCTTTGACGTTCGCAGAAAGAATCATGGAGGCCAGTTCGGTTGCGGACGTCAAAGGACCAGGTGCGGGACTCGGCGCAGGAGTCGGATTCGGATTAGGATTGGGCGCCGGCGCAGGAGTGACTAATGCATTGAACGGATCATCCGACTGCACACCGCCCGCAAGCCCCTTGACGGCCGCACTAAAGTTCGGCCAGGCATTCGCCGCCGGGTTCCCAGTGAGCTTCGAGTACAGCGACGCCAATGTGCCCGCATCCCCATCCGAGACCATCGCTTGCGTGACCTGAGTCAGCGAATAGCCAAAAGCCTTGCTCATCAGCCACGACAGAAACACCATCCCACAACCAGTCGCATCGAAGTTCCGATCCGTGGGATCGACCGAATCGACAAAGTTGGGCATCCCGTCAGCCGCCCACGTTGGGCCAGTGGCGAAATCCGAGAGAGCGTTCGCACTGAACGCCATCGCACACCAGCGGGAAAGGGACTCGCCGGTTGATTCACCGCACAAGTTTCCGCCCATCGAGCACTCGCTCAGTTCTGCCTCGAACAGCGCCGACACGCGCATTGACGAACCGAAGGACGCGTCGACTTCGATATTCTGGCCACTGACGTAATCGCAGGACATATGATCGGCGCCGCCGGTGCCGTCCGTCATGCCTCCAAGGGCAAAGACGATCACGTTGACGGGACCGCCTGTCGTGCCGAAGAGCGCGTCGTTCGCCGTAACGATGCGAGGCGCGTCGGCGAGGAGGTCCTGAGCATTCTTGAGACCCGCTGCGCCGAGTGAAGGATCCACATACACGGTCACCCGGCCATCAGCGGTCGAACCAACCAATTGCGATACGCCTGAATAGCTCGGCCATGAGGGGATAGCTTTGGCGGCCCTAAGTGGATGTCGTTTAATGATGCAAGCTTCCATTTTTTTTCACCTTTCCGCACTGCTCGATTCAGTTATGCGCACGTCGCAGACTCCTTTGCTCGCTCCGCCTGCGGCTCCGCTAGTGTTTGTCGCCGTGCCAATTAGAAGTTTGTGTACCAGACATTCACTACCATCCCGGTCGCGCAGAGCGTCGAGCCGTTCGGTGTCGTCGTTGCCTCGATCGAGATCGGGGTGCCGCTCGACGTCGGCCCGAGCGAACTCATCGGCGAAGTCAGCGCGGCTCGCGAGGTCGCCGGCACGGGAATGGAATTGACCGGAACGGTCGTGCCCAGCGTCGGCGTAGTCGTGCTGAAAATCTGCACGTAACAGACGCCTACATTCGGATTATAAAGATCGTAGCCGTAATAATGGCCGTTGCTGTTGGTAAGGGTCGCCGCCGCAGTCAGCGCCGCATTGAAATATGGATTCGTCGGCGCCGCCGCGGCGTTGTTGTTATTGATATTGACATAGAGCCGGCCGTTGCCGTCGGTGAGCAGCGGATGCGGCGCCGTCCCGTCGGTGCCATATGCATTGGTCGACGTCCGCCCGCCCGTATCGACCGACGCTTCATTCGCGGGCACGCTATTCGGGTCGCTTACGACCACGCTTTGCTTGAGCCCGCCGGCCTGCGCACGCGGCGCCGCAAACAGCATCAGGAGAACAAGGAGCAGCCATGTGAAACCTTTGAAAGGTTTCACGCTTCCCACGATGTCCGGATGCGGGCTTCGCCCTTTTAATACCGCTAAATGAAGTCGATTCCGTCGTGCCATTGCTCCGCCCGCCTGTATTCCTCGACCATCAGTTGAGTTATCTTCTCGTGCCCCGTCGTCTGCGCCAATGAACACTGCATGTTGCGTTCGGCCGGGATGCCTTCGTCGCAATTCGATGGTCTCTCCGGCGTGTCACATTCGCAGGTCCGCAGATCAGAACCGCCGCACGCGCTGCACTTATGTCGGTGCGGATATTCTGTTGTGTGAATATTCACAGGGTGTAAACCCGCATGCCTGGGAAAGTTGAAAGTTTGGAAGTGTGAAACCTTGTGAAAGGTTTCATCTGGGCTTTTCTTTTCACGAAACCCTCCGCATCTTCGTCTCCGTGGAATAGCCACCGGCGCGACTGAGCCTATGATGCGCCGAGGTAATCAAATACGTCCCGTCGTGCACGCCGAACCCGCTGACTGCGATTGTCAGCCCCGCCATCAGATTCACTGTGCCGGGCATTGTCAGAATGCCGGTCGCAGCCAGCATGTTCGCGTCATGGAGTTGCGCCTGAGCCTGCGCCAGCGCCATCTGCTGGTTCTCCGCGCGCTCGGGGATATTCAATGTATCGCCGTTCGACACGGCAGGACTCGCACTCACGCTCTGCGTAATCAATTGCTTGGTTTGCGGACTGAGGTAACTGACGACCGCTGCCTTGTAGACATGGTGGGTCCGCCCTTTGAAATGAAATCTCGTCACATTGCGGCGCGAGATGGTAAAGACGGCAGGGGCCTGTTCGAGCTGGTTCCGCGCTTAGAATACCAGGGTCTTGCCGCGCACCGAGAAATCATAGTTGTAGCGGTTCGCCAGCCGCTGCAAAAACGCCAGGTCAGTCTCGTTGTTCTGCGTCACCCGCGCGAATTGCAGATTCAGCGCGGTCGGCGACCCGCTTACGCCGAGGCCGTGGCGCGCCGCGATTATTTTCGCCACCTGCAGGAGCGTCTGATTCTCATAGCCCGCCGAGAGCGGCGTGCGCAGCGACGGCGTGATACCCGCGCCGATTCCCTTGATATGAAAGATATCGCCGCCGGCGCCGCCGTCGAGTTCGAGCTCGTCGATCTCGAAGTTTCCGCACGGCAGCAGCGGCTCATCGGCATAGCCGATTTGAAGGTTCAATGAGTCGCCCTGCAACGGATACCACGGCCCTTGCCAGCGTTTGTCGCGGTCTTCGAGCTGCACTTCGATCTCGTCGCTCAGATGAGATTCGTGGTCGGTATAGGTAATCTCGATAACCATCTTCGAGACGTCCGCGCTGATATTCTTGCCCGCGTAGCTCAATAGCCAGTGCGGATGCCGCACCGAATAGACGGTAGATAAACTCGAACCTGTGATTGCCGCCATCTCAGATCAATCCCGTGAAACCTTCGAAGAGGTTTCACACTTCCACACTTTCACCTTTCAAAAAGATGCGGGCTTCACCCTGTCAATATTCCAGCGCTCACCTTTCACTGTGTTTTGCTATGGCCCGCCGCGCGAGCCTTCAGTATTGGGGATTGCGCCAATCGAGAGACATTCGTCACTCTGCTGCATGCAAGCGCGCTTCGAGTACGGGCCAGCCAGTGAAAACTCGCCATCGCGCGCGACAATGACGAAGTAGAAGCCTCTGGCGTATCCTTCGGAAATGCAATCGGTTGAGCACAGATCGACGCCGTTAATAACACCGAAGCCGGGACCAATCGCTTTGCAATTGTCCCCCGCGGGACTTAGCAGACATTTAGGACCGTGCTCATAATGGCAACTTCCGAGGTCGTCCTTGCATAGCCGTTGCGACGGGAATGGCCCAATCCTGAGATTCCCGAGGAAGTAGTACCATGGGAGGCCGTTACTTCCGGCGAAGACTGGACGCGCGAGGGCGAAGAGAACCATCCCCACAGCCCCAGCCGCCACAAGCCACTTCCTCATCAGCCACTCTCCCTCTTACTCTGTCATTCTCCGCGTGCCTCGCAGAGAATCCCGGATTCGGGATTCCCTTCACTCTGTTCGAGAATCGCAAAACAGGCTCTCATCGTTTCCAGGGCGGCAAATCCGCTGTATCCACCGCGTTGTTCACCAGCAGAATCGGCACGCCGATTATCACTCCCGCATTAAACACCGCATCGACGGACAAAAGTCCCGCCATTATCCGCGACCAATTCGCCGCGATTATCGGCGCATACAAGGTCGGGTCCCCATAGTATTTCCACGACAGCAGGTCCCAGCGTTCGCCCGCGATCGTGTGATGCGTGATAAATTGCGCTGGCGTAGGTGCTGGATTAGCCATTCTTTTTCATTCCGAGTATTAACAGGGCGAAGCCCGTTTTTCGGTCGATATTCATAAAGTCAGTCGCATTCGAGCACCGTGGCTGTCTACTAGTCCGGAATATTCACAGGGCTCAGCCCGCATCCGAAAGTTGAAAGTTTGGAAGTGTGAAACCTTTTCAAAGGTTTCACGTTCTTCCTTCGTGTCTTCATGGCCTAATGCCCCGCCCCCGTTATCGACTGCGGTGCAACATCAGTCGCGAGAATCGCCGCGTTCGGCGGCGCCGCCGCGCCCGGATTATTTACGATCGTCGAGGCTCCCGGCACGTTGTATTGCGCGGGCTGATAACTTCCCGCCGGGAGTGTACCCAATGTCGCGATCGCGGATAGCGGCAACAGGTTATGCGGCCCGATTGGCTGATTCGGATTGAATCCCGCCGTGGCCGAGATCGCCGGTGCCTGGACGATTCCGGTTGGCGGCGACTTCGGCTTCGGCTTCGCGGCCGGATCGACCTCCACTCCCAGCGCCCATTCTTTCAGCGTCACACGCGCGGTCGCATAAATCAGGCTGCCATCGTCCGCATCGTGGCGATGCACTTCGGCGAGTTCACTGACCACGAAATATCCCCGATGGATTCCGTTGCCGTAGACGAAGGCGCGCGCCCGATGGTCCTCGGCGGCATTTTCGAGCAGCGTCAATTGCGTTTGCGGATTGGTGAATGCGGCATGAAATGAAAGCTCGAGCGTCAGCGTCTCGAGGTCGGCGGCGATCCATTGGAGCCGCGGACGATCCTCGACGACCTTATGCTCGGCGTAATCATACTTGCGCGCCGACTCCAACGCCTGCGGCGAAGTCAGCACGTCGAAGATTATTTCACCTAAAACGGCGTACATTCTTTAATCAGTCAGTCACGTGAAACCTTTGAAAAGGTTTCAAACTTCCCAACTTTCACTTTTCAGATGCGGGCTTCGCCCTGTGAATATCCAGACTGATAGACAGCCACGGTGCGCGACTGCGGCTGACTTTATGAATACCGACTGAGACCATCATCGCACCCTGCGGAGTCTCCGCTTGGCGGGCATCAGCAGCATCCGCGTGAGATGCT